GCACGCCCGACCCACCCCTGGCCAGCATCACCGTCGACCAAATCCGCGCCTTCCTCGCCGAGCTGGGCGCCGTCCCCCAGGAACGCCCGGGCGTCGCCCCACGGCCCGCGCGCCCCCTCAGCAAAAAGACAATCCTCAACATCCACACCGCCCTCAGCGCCCTCTGGACCTGGGCGCGCGCCGAGGGCCTCGCCGAGCGCCACATCATACACGACGTCCCCCGGCCCAAACCTGAGCAGCGCGCCATAGAACCCTTCACCCGCGACCAGATCCGCGACCTCCTCGACGCCTGCGAGCGCTCCCGGCCCTACAGCCGCCCCGGCAAACGCACCAGCGACCACGCCCGCCCCACCGCCCTCCGCGACAAGGCCATCGTCTACCTGCTCCTCGACACCGGCCTGCGCGCCTCCGAGCTCACCGCCCTCCGCTGCTACGATCTCGACCTCAAAAACCAACACGTCAAGGTCATGGGCAAAGGCTCCAAAGAGCGCATCCTCCCCATCTCCCCGCGCACCGCCAAGACCCTCTGGCGCTACCTGGCCAGCGACCCCGACCGCACCGAGGGCGACCCCCTCTTTACCAGCCGCCTCGGGCGCGCCTACACACCCAACGGCCTCCTTCAAATGATCCGCCGCCTCGGCGATCGCGCCGGCGTCCCCCACGCCCATCCCCACAGATTCCGCCACACATTCGCCATCACCTTCCTTCGCAACGGCGGCCACGTCTACGCCCTCCAGCGCATCCTCGGCCACTCCACCCTCGACATGGTCCGCCGCTATCTCGCCATCGCCCAGGCCGACGTCGACCAGGCCCACCACACCGCCAGCCCCGTCTCCAACTGGCGCTTATAGTCGATCGTGTTCTAATGTCTAGAACGCAACCTTAAAACTGCTTGACAGGCCGCTTCTTTTCGTGGTATAATCTAGTCACAGTCTAGATGATACCACAGGAGGACAGCAATGGAAATCAGGCTCATATTGACGGACGACGACGGGAACATACTCGAGACCTACTTCACGAATGTGAACGACAGGTACGAGGCCCAGAACGTGGCCGACGACCTCAACTACCAAGAAGATCGACGCTCAGAATCATGGGAAGTGGAGGACGACAACGATGCCTAGACAACCACAGATCAGCACGACCGTCGGCCCATACGTGCGCCAGATGTACGATGAATTAATGGCACGCTATGGCAGCGGTAGCACGGTTCTCTCCATCGCCTTGCGTATGCTGTACGAACAGAATCAGACGACGCCGAGCATCCGCGATATTCAGATCGAGTATAGCGACGACACAATGTGGTTCGACGTCGGCCCCGACGGATACGATACGCGAGCCTCATACGATCAATTCGAGATAGCCCTGGCGCAAGAGATCAAAACCTACTATCCGGCCGCGCGCATATCGATCACCAACACCGACAACGATCGCATCTCGATCTATGGGCAAGCAGACCACGAGGACAGCCCCACGATCAACGACATCGTTGGCCAGGTATACTCTGGGTTCGGATGGTTAGTGAAGGCGTAAACGCAAGAATCCTGACAGATTCGCCACAAATCTGTCAGGATTCCGCCTGCCTTCCGTCAGGAAGCCCGTAGAGATTCAACCCTGCGACTTTTCGCCCAAAAAGTCGCAGAATCCGCCCAAAACGCCCCTAGGACAGCGTCACACTCAAATCGCGCAGCTCCTCCCGCACAATTCCCCTGATCCGCCCGTAATCCACGCCCTCCCCTGGCGCCGGGCCGGGCCCCGAGCCCCCGCCGACATCCACCTCTTCCAGCCTGGCCGCGTCCACGTACACGTCATTATGCCGCAGCCGCCACTTGTTCCACGCCCGCACCAACACCGTGATCCGCGTGTGCCTGGCCAGCACCACAGGGCTCTCCAGCCGCCGGTGCTCCGCACTGACCCACTGCCAGGGTGACCACATCACGCCCACCCGGAACGGTTCCAGCACACCGTACGGATCGATCCCCAGGCTCACATACATCTCGCCCTGGCTCACCCGTGGATCGTTCCCCTTGTCGCACCACGCCTGCAGCGACGCCGAAAACTGATACCATGATCCCTCGTCCGCTTCAACCGTCTGATGCACCCCCGCGTCCATCACCTTCCAGTTCAGAAACCAGCACTGCGCCGTCTCCCCCTCCACCACCCGCTCCGCGTCGAGCGTTCGGGGCAGCGGCTTATACTCGGGCATCGCGCACGGCCCCTGCTGCGTCTCCTGTGGCGGGTCGCCCGTTGCCCAGAACGGCATCCACCCTGCCGCCACCAGCACCGTCCCACTGTCCCGCACATACTCCCCCTCAAACCCTGCATTCGCCAACATCACGTCCTCCTGTAGGGGCGAGGTCCTCTCGCCCTCTTCCGTTAAGCCCCCTTAGCGGCACTGCGTAACACTCCCCCTCTCCCGTGGTTTGTACGGGAGAGGGGGCCGGGGGGTGAGGGCCTCTTACAACGCCGCCGTCGTGATCGCCCTCACCGTCCCGTTGCAATTCACCTGCACCTCATTGTCCGTCGTCTGGTAGCCCCAGTCCCCCTCCTGGGGCAGCTCCGTCGTGCTAAAATCCCCCGCCTGCGTCCCCCTGTACAACGCCCCGCTCTCCCCTGCCTGCAGCCGCTCCAGCGCCGCCTCCAGCGCCACGACCCGCCGCACCAGCTCCACCGCCAACGCCTCGTTCATATCTACCCCTCGTAATCCAGCCGGCCCTGGATCGTCTCCCGGCCATCCCCGCCCAGGCTGAGCGTCACCGTCCGAATGATCGCGTCAAACTCCCCCCGGTACGCAAAACGCACCTTGTCCCCCCAATTCCACTCCCGCCCGAACCGCACCCCCTCCGTGTCCAGGATCCGCCCCCCGGCCCGGATCACCGGCTCCCCCTCCGTCAGCGCCCGCCGCGCCTCCTCACGAACCCCATTGTCCGTCTTTTCACTCCGCGCATCCGCGACCCCCTCGCAGCGATTCCACGCGCTCGCATTGATCCGATCCGAGTCGCTCACCTCTTGCGTGTTCCGGTCGCTCCCCTCCCCCTGGCCCAGGCCGTACACATAGTTGACCTCGTCCCCATAGTCAACATCATAGTACGGCTCTTCCAGATTCCGCCGCGCCTTTGAGAACAGCGCCCCCCGGCCGGTCAGGTCCTGACCAGGCTGCCCCGTCTTTGTCACAAACACAAACGAGATCGAGCTCTGGCTCGCCCTCGCCGCCACGTCATAGAAAACCTCCGTCCCCGCCGCCTTGGCTGCCTTGGCAATGTCCGCCAGCGCCTTCGCCACGTTGCGCCAGGACACCGTCCGGTTCAACTGCGGCCCCAGCGTCAGGTCCGCCTGCACGCTCAACGACGACCAATTCCGCGCCGACGTCGACGCGCTCACCATGTTCTCGTCCACGATCTCCTTGGCCAGATCGTCCGCTTCCTTTGCCGCCTTCTTCCCCTGGCTCGTATCCGTCGCGTACGCCACCACCCGCCGGCGCAGCAGGTCATTCCCATCCGCTCCATTGATCGTCAGCCGCTCCACGTTCCCCTGCATCTCGTACCGCCAACCCCGCACGAAATACGGCCGCCACAGCGCCAGCGCCCCGTCAGGCGGCCCCCTCCACACCTGCACGATCCGATCCCGCCGCAGCCACGCCGGATCGAAATCGGGCGCCACCCCCAGGTTCAGCCGGCCGATCGCGTTCGCCACCCGCGTCGCCGACATCCACAGCGGATTCAACAGCGCCAGCCGCGTCCCCGTGTCGCTCGTCAGCCAAAACTCATAACGGGCCATTGATCCCGATCTCCATCTCTATCAAAACGGTACTCATAAGACGCATTATCGGACCTATCCCGCGATTCTTATCGCGCTCCAATCGAGTCAATCAAAAGTCAATTTTTCTGGCCCCAAAATTGATCCCCGTTTTGGGCACATCCTTTGTATATCTATGATACACTTTTCTCTCGTCGCTTGACAAACTATTCTGTATGTGGTATACTATAGCCAATTCAGACAGAGACGGAGGGAACAAATGGAAATCGGCGGAAACATCACAGGAAACCAAACCCAAAAATTCAGAGACCGAGTATGGGCCATCCTCTTAGTCGAATACCCAGACATTTATCGCCAGGCCCAGGAGCACAAGGACGAGATCAACGAGATGATCGATATGGGCAACGAGAACCTCTGGGACACCGAGTCCGTAGCCTACGCAATCACACAAGGCTTCTAGCTCCCCACATCCACAGAATCCCGACCAGGGATGGGGCAAGCCAAATCCCAAACACGAAAGGACAAGACGATGAAAGCATTTGAAATCTCCGGCGGAAATGGGTCCTATATCGAAATGGACGACGGTCGTTTCGCTGATACCGTCGTCGGTGACACCAGTGAATCAACAGAGCCACATGAGGCCCTGGCCAATCTGCAAGCAGAGGTGACCGAAAGCACCCTCGATCCGATGCACACCGAGTTCTCCATCGGCGAACTCGAGGACTACGTCGGCGCAGACAAGGCATAACCCCTCTCTCGCCCGCCCCGCGGCCCCATCGGGGCGGGCACTCTAGGAGACCCCAATGCTCACCACCGCTCAAGCCGCCCAACGCCTCGGCTGCACCCGTCGCCGCGTCCTGGCCCTCATCCACGAGGGCCAGCTCGACGCCGAACGCTTCGGGCGCGACTGGGCCATCGACGAGGAATCGGTCGCCCGCCGCCAGGTCGTCCAGGACGCCCAACGCGCCTGGGCCATCCTCGCCATCCCGCCCCGTCTCTGGGGCGCTTGGTGGCTGGCCGACCCCGACGAGATCGATTCGTTCCCCTGCCCCCACTGCGGCGGGCGGGCCTACAGCCCCGCCGGGGACACAAAATACTCACATCTGGCCGCCTGCCCCACCTGCGGCCAGACCATTGATTGACTCGATTGTTAAAGAGCTACCGTAGGGGCGGGGTCATCCCGCCCCAGGTCCCCTAACCATCCTTAGCGGCCCTAATCCATACTCCAATACGCATCCCGCCACTCCATCCACGCCACCAACGTCGGCGCCCCGGCCACGTCCACAAAACACGTGATCGTATTCGCTCCCGGCTGCAACACAAAATCTCCAAAATCGCTGTTCGCCAGCACCGCGTCCAGCCGGCTCCCAAAAAACGAGCTCACCACAATCCGCCGGTCCGGATGCAGATCGATCGTCAGCGTCTCCCCGTCCAGCAGGTCATACGCAAACAGCAGCTCCTTACCCGTCGTCTCATTCCGCACGCTGTACAACGTCGCCGACGTCCCCCCATCCCGGTACACCACGATTCTCGGGTAAGCCGCCTCTGTACCATCGTTCGTCACCGTCGCGTCCCCCGCAAACGCCAGCGTTCCCTCGTCCGTAAAGCCCACCCACACGTCGTAATTCTGTGCCACAACCGAGTCCGCAGGGCCGACCGCAATCGCCCCCGGCGCTCCCGTCGCGTACGAGAAATCTGGATGCGACCAGCTCGCCCCATTCCACTTGGTCACCCCTGGCACCGCTAGGCCCCCCGCCGTACCGAATCCGCCGGCTGCGTACAATACGCCGTCCGGGCCCACAACTAGATCGGACGTCGTCGTGTTTAGGCCCGTCCCCATTGCCTCCCACGCCTGCCCGTTCCACATCGCGATATAATCCGCGTTTGCGTCGCCCCCCGCATTTGTGAAATTCCCGCCCGCGTATACCCGATCCTGCGCGTCGACCGCCAGGTCACGGACGTCGCTGCTCAAAGCGTCCAGCGCGCTCCACGCCGACCCGTTCCACATCGCGATATAATCCGCGTCTGCGTCATCCGCCCAATTCGTAAAATCCCCGCCCACGTACACGTTATCCTGACTGTCGACCACTACCGCGTACGCATACGTGATCGACGCTGCCCCTGTGTTTGGCGTCCCCACGGCTGCCCAGCTCGACCCGTCCCACACCGCGATATAGTCTGCCGCCGCCACGTCGCCCAGGTTCTCAAAGCTCCCGACCACGTACAGATTCCCCGAACTGTCAAACGCCATCGCCCTGATCGCCGTGATTGACGCTGCCCCTGTGTTTGGCGTCCCCACCGCCTCCCACGCCGAGCCTGTCCAATGTGCGATATAGTCCGCTGCCGCCACGCCCCCCGCGTTCGTAAACACCCCACCCGCGTACAATGTACCATCCGGCGCGATCACGATATCGTTCACAATGCCGCTTAACGCACTCAGCGCCGACCAGGTCGACGTCGACGGCGTGTACTTGGCGATATAGTCCGCCGCCGCGATATTGTCGAAATTCACAAAATCCCCGCCAACGTACACCACTCCGTCAGGCCCCACGGCGATCGTATTCACCGACGTATACGTCCCCGCCCCATCTGGCGGCCCCAACGTATCCCACTGGCCCGTGCTCCGCAGGCGAGCCGCCACGACCCCCCGGCTCGCGTCCGTGTCCGTATGATCCAGCAGCGCCGCGCTCTCCCCGATCTCATACCAATACGGATCGACCGCTAAAAATCGCAGCCCGATCACCTCGTGCGGACCCGCCTCCGCCTGCAGCCCCATTTCCAGCCCCCCGTCGTAAAACGCCGCGATCTCTTTCTCTTCTGTCGCACCGTCGTACCGCAGCCGCACCGGCTGATTCCCCGCCACACCGCCCGGCCGCACCACCTCCAGCAGCGCCTGCCGCAGCGCGTGCAAATTGCTCATACTCGTCCCATTCAGCAGGCCCGTGATCACGAACGGCCGGACCTCCACCTTGTACCCCTGCGCCTCCCCGCCAGGCGCCAGAGCGTACCGGTCCACCAACATCCGCGTCGGCGGCATCCCCATCCCGCTCATCTGCCCCGGATAAAACGAGTAATCGTCGAAATTCCGCACCCGTCCCCCCGCCCGGCTCTGCGCGCTCCTCGACGAGGTGCTCAGGTCCTCCTCCCCGTCCCACTCGCACCCCGGCTGCTCCCCATCGCAATACGTCGTGCAATACCCGCTCTTCTGCTCTACCTGCACTCCATCCCAATACACCGTCCCCGTCGCCGAGGCCGCGTCCGACCACACGCTCAACCGCACCCTCGCCGTTGTCGTCGTCGCCGGCGAGGTCCCCGTCAACTCCAGCCGCTCCACCCCCGTGCTCGTCCGGTCCACCGTGATACTCGAGATCAGCCCGCCCCCATTCCGCCAATCCACCTGCAGCCGCGCCCTGGCATTCGACAACGCCGCCGCGTTCACCCACGCCGAAAACGCGTAATCCGTCTCCGCAGACACCGTCACATCCTGGTACCGCAGCACGTACTCGCTGGCCGCCGTCGAATCCGTCATCGACGTCAGCAGGCTGTACAATCGATCCTTACTCCACGCGCTGCTCTGGCTCGTCGCCCCCGTCGCCGTGATCGATTGCGTCCACCCCGAGCCCCCCTCCTCGTACGACGGGTCCGACGCGATCATGTTCGTCGTCGCCTCTGGTACCACCACGCTCCAATTCCCAGCCATAGCCCAACCTCTCACAAACGGCAAAAAAGCGACAAACCCGTCGCCCTGTACCATGCTCTCGGCGAGTCCGTGACTCGCCATCCCGCCCACCAGCGCCAGGATGCACAGCACCCTCACCCAGCGCCCCGTCGTGTATTTCCCCATCCGTGATCCCTCCGTGCTTACGCCGCCATGGCCTCCAACATCCGGAAATCGGCCACGATCGGCTCCGTCGGCGCGCTGCTATGCACGTGCAAGTGATAATGCGGCCCGCCCCCGCCTCCCACCCCAGCACCGCCAAGAGAAATTAGCGGCCCTGATCCCATCTTCCCGTTCACCTCGTCCAGCGCGCTCGCGATCCCCCTCAGCCCCAACTCAAACGGCGTCGGCGACCCCGGCGTCAGCCAATCCGGCAACTTGATCGTCCGCAACTTGTCTCGCAGGCTCACCAGCTTGTCGATCAAATTCTTGATCCACTCCCAGGCCCGCCTGAACACATCCGCGACCGTCCCGCCGAAATCCCGGACCCACTGGATCGCCTCTCGGAACACGTACCCCACGATCACCCCGAGCTGCTCCACGATCACTCGAACCTGGTCCCCGTGTTCCTTCCAGATCAACCCCAGCGCGATCACCGCCGCTCCCAGAAGAATGATCGGCAAGTTCATCGCCGCAATGACCACGCCTACAGCGATCAATATCGGTTTTAGCGTGCCGCTCATCAGGTCCGCCAGCCCCTCGAACGCCGGCTGTAACAGATTCGACCACACTGCACCCACGATCCGTATAGCCTTGGGCAACGCCTGGCTCAACCACGCGCCCACTTCTGCAAAAGCCGCCGTCAACTGTGGCCCATACTGAGCCATCAACTCATTGGCCATGTTGGCCAAGTCGGTCAACACTGGAAGGAGGGCCTCCCCGATCCCGATCTTGAGTGTTTCGACAGTTCCCTCCAGCGCCTCCATTCGACCCTGGAACGTTCCGGCCATCACCTCAGCCTGCTCCTGGATTCCCGTCGCTTCGCTGATCGCCACCGTCATCCCGTTCCAGCCCTCGGTCCCCTCCGCGAGGAGCGTGGACAATGCCCGCATACCATACGTGCCTGCAATAGTCTGCACGTAATGATTCCGTTCCTCTTCGGTCAGACCCGCTAGACTCTCAGAGAACATACCCACGATCTCGGGCAGAGATCGCATCGTTCCATCAGCGTTATACAGCTCGATATTCAACGCCATCAGCGAATCCTTGACCGATTCTGTATCTCTCATCATATTGGTCAGCATCGAACGCAGCGCCGTTCCCGCCTCCGATCCGCTGATCCCACGCGTGGAGAGCAAAGCGAGCGCCGTGTTCACGTCCTCCAAATCAAATCCAAACGAGGCCGCCACCGGGCCAATGTTCATCATGGCCATTGATAGATCGCTCACTTCAGCCACGCTGGCGTCCGCTGCCTTGACGAAATTGTCCATCGCGCTCGTGATAAAAGAGGCCCGTTCGGCCTCTGTCTCCAACTCCCCGCCGAACGTGGCCAATGTTACAGCCGCCAGATCGCTCGCTTGTACCATATCGAGCTCTGTCGCTGCGGCCAGGTCGATCGCCGCGCGCAACGCGCCGCCTAGTTTTGCCGTTCCGGCCATATAGCCTTGCAGATCGCCGAATATCTCGGTAGTAGAGAGCCCCGCCTTATACAACCCTGTCATTGATTCAGCAGCCCCCGATGCACTGACGCCCAGCAGAGACGTATCCGCGCCCACTTGGAGGGCCGCCGAATGCAAAACGTCCAGGCTTGTACCCGCGCCGCCGGCCGCCACGCTCAACCTCGCGACCTGTGTCTGGAAATCCGCCGCCACGCCGACCGTTTCTGCAAGCTCTTTGGCCAGCACACCACCGGCCACGATCGCGGCAATTCCCCCCAATCCTTTCGTCAAGCCTCCGAGGACAGACGCCCCCCCCCGATCCTTCCCCTCCACCACGAACGTCAGCTTGTATTCAGGCACGACACACCATCCTCCGTCCTCCGTCCTTCGTCTCTTCCACTAACGCCCCTTAGCGGACCTATCCACCTCCCCCTTCTGCCCCTCCACCTGGATACAAGCCAAATGCTCCAGCACATCCCGCGCCCGCTGCCGCCTCGCCACGTCCGGCGTGCAATGGTACAGCCGGCACACCTGCAGCGTCAGATACGCCGCCGGCGCGCTCCCCTTCCCCGCGTGCAAATACTCGGCGAGGCGCCGCCTCAGTTTGGGAGGTCCTCCGTCAGCTCGTCCCGGATCGACCGCGCGATCACCCGCAACTGTCGCATTGGAATCTTGCGCCCCCGCACCCCGCCGACCACCGCCCGATCCAGGCAGTCCAGCAGCGCCTTCGCCCCCTTCGCCCCTTCGAGCACCTCCAGGTCATCCAGGTACAACGCATCCACGTCCACCTTGAGCTCTTCAACCTCGGCCACCATGTCCTCCTATCCACTCCCCCTCTCCCGTCCCCGCTCTCTAGGGACGGGAGAGGGGGCCGGGGGGTGAGGGTCTTATGCTACCGCGCTCTTGGTCACCTTTGGCGTCTTGAACACCACGTTCCCCATCACCGGGTCACCCGAGCTCGCGTCGCCCACCGGGTACGGGAACCTGATAATCTGGCCCGCGTCCGTCGTATACTGAAAATCGTCCGTGTTCCCGCCCTTTGGCGACCAGCGGAAATAACACGTCGAACCGCCCTCAAAGAGCGGGCGGAGTAGCTCCCACGCTTCCGCCGTCCCTTCCGTGTGCACGTATCCGAACGTGAGCTCCATAGGCTCTCGTTTCCCATACGTGACGAGCGCCGTGTCCCCATCAAACGTGTAACCCTCGCCGCTGATCCGCGGTTGATCCCCGCCCTCGACCACGCTGGCCGTGCCACTCAGGTCCGTGTAATCGCTCCCGTTCGTGCTGTACTCCACTTTGCAATCTGTGAAACTGAACCCGTTCGTTGTCTGTGCCATCTCGGCCTCCCTGCTATGATGTTGCCAAACTCATCGCCACTGGAATCTCTTCCAGATAATACGCCACGCCCCCAATGCTCACGTCGATCACCTCGCTCGGCCCCGTCTGCTCCAGGCTCTCCCAGCTCGACGTCCGCCAGTTATCCTCCAACACCGCCGCGATCTCACTCTCGACCGTGTCCAGCGTATCTTCTGCGTCCGCCTCCGTGTACCCCGCCTGATCCTCCGCCAGCACCAGCACCTGGATCGTCAGGTAAAACGTTGGCCTGGTCCCCTGGAACGTCAGCCGCTGCCGCAGCGTCCCCGCGCTCAACACCGCCACGATCGGCGACTTGCCCGCCGGGTCCGCCAGCTTGTGCCCCACAACCTCCTGCTTTGTCGTCAGCCCCGCGTCCAACAACGTCGTCAGCGCGTCCCGTGCCGTCTCCCTGCTCGTCGCCATCCGCTCTCCCTCCCCCCTGGCTTCCGGGGGACCGAGGGGGCCTCTTACAGCCCTCTCCTCACAATATCCCCCATCCCCACCAAAATCCGCTTCCCCCGCTCCCTCTGCGTCCGCTCATAAAACGCGTGCCCCCCTCCCCGATCGTG